ATGTATATGTGAAAATCCAGACGCATCTTGCAAAGGTATCATAATAGTTGAATATAAAGACTGTATTGGACCTATAGCTTCAATTGGGCTAACTGACATTTCTCATCCTTTCAACTAATCTTTCTGCTCGAGCACCTACTTGACGATACCATCGAGAATCAACCATCTCATCAGCTGCTGCATCCCAATCTCTTGCATCTACACCACGTTTCATTCCAACAAATTTAGATAATCTTGGGCGACCAAGATTAAACATCATATTTGCAATTATTTGTTGAGCTTCTTCTGGCAAATAGTGAAAGTCTGAGTAAAGTTTGTTGCAGTCTCGCAAGACTCCGTCGATATCTGACTCGAAGGCCTCAGTGCATCGTTCCCGAGATACCGAGGTACCGGTCTCAGATCCATGCTCAGGATCTGATTTAAGAACCAAATGCCCAATGCCAAAGGTAGGATAACCAAGGTGATCAAGATAAATTTCATATACTATCCCCTCATCAATCTCAAGTTGTTCTTTTAGTTTTTGTACGTTCATAAAATTCTTCCTTTGTAATTGAATTAATTATACTGTGCTCAAAAGACTCCGAAACTACATGAAGTTTACGCATCTCTTGAGAAGTTAAAACTGTTCCAAGCTTATCAATACTACTATTAGGTTTATCAAAAGAAAAACCACTTAAAAAAATTCTATCAAATCCCCAATTATTTAATGTGCAAATAGCAAGTAGTCCTGTAGAAAATCCTTGTGGTCGATTCCATAACTTATCTTCATCAAGTAGAAAAAATCCAGCACTAGGATTATCTGAATATTTTTCATACATTTTATAAGTAAGAAAAATAGCTTTAACTTTTTTGTGAATTAATTGATTAATAATCTGATCATCAAGAGCAAAATAAACATTTGCATTTAAATAAGATAAATTACAACTAACTGTAAATAAAGAAAGAGGTACTCCTTTTACTAAGTCTCTTTCTTCTCCTCCACCAAAAATTATTGCATCCATAAGTACATCCTATATTATTTCATTCTGCAAAATATGCTTTCTATTCCTATGGAATCTGGATAAATTTTTTTACCAAGTTTCATAAGTATACTCGCATTATCATGAATATATGTATAACATTTACCATAACTACCAAATATCATAAGATTATTATCTTTTGTAGTAACAACCATAGAATCATAATCGGGTTTAGGTGGTGCAAATGTCATAACTATTAAAATAAACCATTTCATTTTATTACCTTATATTATTGATGTGTCATCGCCATAAGCCACAACAAGATTAAAAGGCATAACCCATCTCTCGCCTTCACATTTATATGGATATACAAAATGTTGTAACCATGAAGGCCATAAATAAGTATCTCCTACTTTTGGAGCAACTTGATATTGATTTGTATAAAAAGTAGTAGGACTTCCATGTAAGAAATGTAAATTACCACCTGAATCTCTTTCCATGCCTTCAGGAATTTTTAAATAAAGCAACCCAGAAAGATGACAATCTGTATGAAAATGAGCTGGATTAAAATCTCCAGGATTCATTCTCACTACCCATTCAGATACTATTTGTGCATTTGGTTCTTTAGCAAAATGTTCTTTTTGTATATCATTATAAAGTCTTTGTTTTTTAATAAAATCTTTTCTAGCATATTTAATAGCTAAATCTTCAATCCAGTAATTAATATTTTTAATAGCAGGAAGTTGAGGTACATGTACTTCATTAGTAACATTACCCACTAATCCATCAGAAGCGTCTAGCCTGACACATAAAGCTTCATCCTTAAAAATTTGATCGCTTGTTTCAAGTAACATATCAATATATTTTTTAGGACATTTAGCTTTCATAATGGATACTTCAAAAGGAGTAATCCATTCTACTTTTGTTTTCATTCTTTTAACAGTCCTCTTACTTTTTCTCTGTTAAAAAAATGTGCTTCTTTAATTTCTTCTTTTGATTGCCCATGATATGCAACAGCAAAATGATTATTAATTAAAATTTCACTAAGCATCTTCCATGAGTCTGTTGTCGCATCATAAACAAGAAAATCTCCTAAAATTCGTCCAAACTTACCTCTTTCGTCTTTACTAGTTTTAAGAGTAGTATATTTATCTATGGGACAATATGACTCAACAACTTCTTTCGCAAGTAACCCAAACTTTTTTTCTTCCAAATCTCTTGTGCGCGATTCTGGAGTATCGACACCTTGTAATCTAATACGTTGATTGACCAAGGTAATACTAAAACCAAGATCAATATCGACATCAATAGTATCACCATCAACCACTTTAACCACTCTACATCTATATTCATACATTTAATTTTCTTCCATTTTATTCAGCGCAATAATTTCTAATAGTTAATGTTCCTGGATAAATTTGAGTAGGTTTATTCTCATAAATCTTAGTTACTTTAATTATATATTTAGCGCAACTATTTACCGTAGCAGATTTAGTAATTCTTACACCAACATTTTCATCTTCGTTAGAATATACAAACGCATTCGCATAATTTGGTATATGTTTTACTACGTTTGCATCAACCCAATCACCTAAGTTCCAACTTTTTTCCTCTGGCCAACCAAAAAATAAATTGATACAGAGTGCAGCACAATATGTTACTGTTAGCATTCCCAAAATTCTTTTAGAGTATTAAGTTTATCTCTTGCATTAGCAAGTTTTGCAACTTGATGATCTACTGCAGCAACTAAATCAGGGTGTTCTCCAATACCAGCAGGATTAGTTCGATACACTTCAATATTAGCTTGTGCAGAAGCTATCTCAGCCTCGTATTGTTTAACAAGAGCTTTCAATATCATTATATTTTTCCTTAATTGATTTAATTTTATTCCATTGTTTAGTAGTTAATTGGCCGTACCAAGATTTATCTTGTGCTCTTATACAACCTATTATAAAATTTTTTTCCCAATCAGTCAATGGTTTTTCATCCAAGAACTGTTTCAGTTTTTTATTAATTCTCTTGCTCATAGCTCCCCTTTGGGTTTAGGACAATTTTTCCAACGTTTTCCTCGTACACTCTAATTTTAGCACGAAGCTCATCGTTTTCTTTAAGTAATCGAGCAATAGTTTCTTTAAGTCCTTCTGTAGTAAATCTATGGTCATTCATCATTTTTATTTACCTCATAAATATATGGATCAAGTTTTTTTAACTTTCTCTTTTTAAACCAAAATTTTATACGAAAAATAAGTTCACTGAACATATAATTTCTCTCATCTCTTTTCTAATCTAAATATGGTTAGACCGCCACTATTAATTTTTGCGGTTAAATGTACGTTTGGAAAATACTCATAAGTATTAGGATATGAATTATTTATTTTAAAATTTGAAAATAAATTTTTTACTTGTTTACGAGAAAAACCTACCTCAAAAGGACATAACATCTGATCTGTTTTTAAAATACTACTATTATGAAAAGACAGAGGAATAATTTTTTGAAGTTTTTTAACCCATCTATTATATACACCTAATAATAAAACTCCGTCCTCATTTAATATTTTTTCAAATTTTTTAATAGCATGTACATAATTAGGCATATGGTGAAAAACTCCCTGACATATAATTACATCATATTTTATATTCTCGTCAAGGTCAAAGAAATCTTTTTTTAACCATTTAACATTATTCTCAAGTAATATAGATTTTCCTTTTGCAATTTTTATAGCATTTGAAAAATCAAGTCCAGTGATATCGTTTTGCTTAAGTGTAGCAATAGTATTTGTAATGTATCCTGTCCCACATCCTACATCAATTATTTTATCATCTTTTTTAATATTATCTAAAATAAAGTTTATATAAGGATTAAAACCATTTGTTGCCGCACTCACACAATAAGTTACGTCATAGTCGCCAGGAAATTGATTTATGTTATAGAAATCTTGAATATTATTCATTTGTATAAATACGGGTCACGTTTTTTAAGTTTTCGTTTTAAAAACCAAAACTTAATTTGAAAGATTAAATCATTTATCCAAGCAAACATTAGTGTACCTCGGGAAATGGATTTAATATTGTCCCTTCAAGAATCATTTTCTTAACAGAGGGATGATTTGCAAATGTTCTAAGTTTTTGAACACATTGATTAAACGTTATACCATTATCATCAGCAGCTTGCCATATAGCTTCATTCTCAAATTGTATTATAATGTCCATTTAAGTCTCCCGAATATAAGGATTTTCTTCTGGAGTAGTACACAGAGTAATTCTTAAATCATCATTTAAATTAAGCACTCTATGACTAAACCCTGAACGAAAAACATAACTATAACCATTTTTATAAGTATATTTTACATTATCAATTTCTAAAAAACTTTTATCAGTAGATATAGATGTTATAAATGACGAACTAAAATCTTCTTTATCTAAGTCAGTATGCCAAGGAATAGAACATTTTGGTTTTAAAATAGAAATATAAGAATTTTTTAAATTAGTTATACCTGTATGTTCTTTAATAAGTTTTATCCAACTTGTAATACATTTTAAATTTTGACAAATAGGTGAAACTTGATACTCCTTAATAATATCAAAACTTTGCCAATAAGGGTTATTAAGTTGTCTTGGTTTAAATAACTTATAACCATTTTTATAAAAAAATTTTATTTTTTGAACATCTGCCTCTAAAATAGGTAAAGGTATTTGTTTACAATAAGTCATATTGATTACGTCTCATTTTTAGCTCTGGTAAAAAAGGTACTGCACTTGTTTCAAAACATTGAGGCTCTTTACCATCAACTGTAATAAGAATAACAATATTCTTAATTCCTGTTCCGTATAACTCATTATGTGCAACAGCATAAGCACAACATTGTATAAAATAATCTTTAATTTGTTTTATATATTTAGTTTTTTTAGATGTTTTAAAATCTATAATAGAAGGAACATCGTTCCATAAGCCAACCATATCACATCTACCGGCATAACTATATTTATTACTCCATAGTACTTGTTCTTGTCCCCAAATTTCTGTTACACCTGTTTCTGTAATTTTAATTAAATCTCTAGTCATTTGAATAACATCAGAAGATTCTTGTGCTAAATCTTGCATTATGTTTTTATCATCAAAATAACGTTCAGCATATTCATGAACTAAAGTTCCACGATCTGTTGCTTCTTTTGAAATCCTAGCAGCTTCTTCTTCTCCTACCTTATCTTTCCAAGCCTGTAACCAAACATTATTAGCTGTTTTTCCTAAAACAGTAGTAATACTAGGATAATCTCCATCAGGAGTAAAATAAGTCCTACCTGATGGTAAGGTATCAACACGCATATCATATGTATATTTATATTTTTTATTATGTTTCCACATTAAAAAACTTGAACCTCATTTTGGTAATCTTCTACAGAGTTAACAATAGGTTTACCTTTTACATTCAAACTTGTGTTAATTAAAATTGGGTGATTATGTGCTGTTGTTATTTCTAGTATTTTTCCTAAAAAACCATTTTTAGAAGAATTTACAAGTTGAAGTCTTGCGGTATCATCATGTGTTCTAAAAATATCTGTCTCAGAAAAAGCAACAAACATCATATCATAAGATGGATAGTAAATATCAAAATAAGTTTCTGCTACTGAGTCTAGACAAATAGGAGCATATGGCCTCCAAGTATCGTTAATTCTTTTTTTAATATTATTAAGTTTAGAAATATTTAATTCAGTAGGTAAACATAAAATACTTCTATTACCTAAAGCACGTGGACCAAATTCAGCTTTACCATTTAAAACAGGAACTACTTCCCCTTGTATAATTTTATATGCTATTTCTTCAGGATTCTGATTTAAAGAATCATCATAACCGATATAAGGACCTTCCCATAATGGTCTTTCAATTAGAGCTGCTGCACCTAAAGCACATCCAGCATCTCCTGCAGCAGGTTGAATTGCAATTTCTTTAAAACCAGTATATCTTATTAAATCAGTGTTAGCAACACAATTTAAAGCTACACCTCCTGCATAGGCCAGTTTAGAGGAACCTGTTTCTGTATGTAACCAGTTTGCTAAATTTGTAAGACATTCTTGTAAAATATCCTGAGCACTTTTAGCAACATCCCAATCTAAAGTACCTATACCTATACCTCTTCTTAAATCTTGAAGCAAAGTATATTCTCCTAAATCAGTATGAATTATTTTTTCTTTTGCATAATCAACCCATTTAGGCTCTCCATAAGCAGCAGCCGACATAACTTTTTCTTCATCATGCAAAGGAGTAAACCCAAGAAAACGAGTTACAGTAGAATAAAATAACCCTAAACTATTAGGATATTCAAATCTTTTTAGCCACGTAATTTTTTCGTCTTCAAATATTCCTAAACTAGTAGAGTATTTACCGCCTACAGCATCAACCACCATAACAGCACATCTATCCCAATCAGTAGTACATATAGAACTCATCGCATGACAATCATGATGATCAAAAAATTCTATGTCAAACTTACCTGGTAATACTTTTTTAATTTCTCTTTTAATATTTTGTCGTTCAATAAAATCTCTTTTTTCATAAAAAGCAACAACATCTGTTTGTTCTCTTTGTTTTCTTAACCAACGAAAGGTATTAATAGGAAAATTATTATCATATTTTTTTCTAGTAAATCTTTCTTCATGAGATCCGCCATGAATAAAACCATTATCTAAATAAACAGCAGCAGAGTCATGATGGTAAGCACTAAATCCTATTATATTCATTAAAATACCTTTTGTAAATCAGTTCTAAAGTTTTTTTATTCATTTTTTTATAGTTAGGACTATCAATAAAACTTACTATTGTCCATCGTCTATTATTAACCATTGGCTTAATTCTATGAACCATAAAGCAAGGAAAAACAATAATACGACCAGGAACCGGATGTATGTTGGCCAGTAAGTTATTAGGAATTGGCGCACTAAATTCAGTTTGTTCAACTCTTTCTCCTAAAGGATTCCAGTCTCCAATCTGAAGCGGCTGTCCCTCTGTTAAGTAAGTAAGCTGGCTCCAAAATCTACTAGGCCTGGGACAGCTAAGAACCCCAGCAACATAATCCATATTATCAAAATGCCATTCATAACCTTCTCCCGGTTTTAGTAGTATTGCCTTATAACCAGCAAAATCTGCATACCATTGATGCCCAAAATATTTAATATTTTTTTCACACTCTTCAACAATTTTAGAAGCATTTTTAGCAATAGATTTATTAAAACCTATTTCTATTGCGTCTGCCCATCTACTGTCAATGTAATCTTCCACCTGTTTTCGATTTCCTCTCGAAGTTTCATTGCAAAAATAGTATGTCCTACTTGATTAATATGTCCCCTGCCATCAGGATGATTCTTTGCTAAATCTCTCATATATTCCCACCAAATACAGGAGTTATCTTGTAAAATTTCATGTTCTAAAATATTTGGTCTATAGATTGGAACTAATATAAGGTTATCTGAAGTAAATCCTTCTAAAGCTGCTTTAATAAATAAAGCATTAGTTCTCCAATACCACGGCATTTTTGTAAACTTTTTAAACCAAATATCACGAGTCATCTTACCCCAAATATTACCCTCTCCCCAATCATAGGGTACAAGATAATCACCGTTTCCTTTAGGATCAGCACGATGATGATGTCCAATCAACCAAATTACTTTAAAAGCCTTGACAAGTTTATTTTTTATGATATACTCTGATTGTACATCGAGAGTAATACCTGGATGTTCCCAACGATTATTAAGATTTAATAAGGTAAATGCAGGATTCGGAGCCTCAACACTTGGTATCGACCAAGAATTTCCTACAACAAAAATATCATCAATGCTCATAATAGCTTGTGGAGATTCCTTTACACAAGGAGAAGGTCTTGATAATCAAGACCAAGTATATGCACATTTACTAGCAAAAAAATTTAATGCGAACATTATGAATCTTGCGCAAAGCGGTGCATCAGAATATCTTATTTTAAATCAAGTTGAAGAAGCTGTCAAGTTAAAACCTGATTTAATTATCATAGGTCATACTAGTGAATATCGTTGGAAGGTTTGGGACTTTAGACGAAATCATTGGCAAGGTTTTATTATAGCAAATCATATTGTAGAAAATGAAAAATATTATCGTAATTGGATACTTTCTGAACAAATTTTAGGAAATAAAAGAAAACATGAAAAACAACATCAAGCTGCTTGGCACGCTGCTGGAATGTTATATTTTTCAGATCAAAAAATTGTAACAGAACTTTGGGAAGGTGCAGTAGCTAAACAAATACTTCTTTGTAGTAAAGAAAATATAGAACACGTTCATCTATGTTGTTTCCCTCATCTGTATCCTAATTTAAAGAATTTAACTGATTGTCACATTCCAATTCATTTTGATCTAGAAAAACATAAAGACCCTGCAAAAGATGGTTCTCATGCAGGGCCTAAATCACACCTTAAAGCAGCTGAGTTAATTTGCAAACGTTTTAGTTTGTAACATTTCTCCTGCCATATCTTGTTCAGCATGAATGTAATCATAAAAATGATTAACAGCAACTTCTTTATGTTTAGCTTCTATTTCAAAGTCAGCATATTCTAACATAGGAATTGCATTAGACATCAGTTCTTCATCGTGATACATTTCTGAATGTGCATTTGGTTTCATCCAATACGCCTCATTCTCAATTGGAAAAGATTGAGACTTATGAAATAATGGGCGAACATCTTTCCAAGTTTTAACCGCCTCTTTAAAGAAATCATCATTTACACTAATATGTCTAACTTCGTCCCTAATTTTCCTGTTGACGACTTTACCACTTGAATTTTTGGCTTTTTCATTTCGTCGCATCCGGTGGCATGCGTAATGGTGTATGTCAAGGCAGGTTCTTGTCGGGATTCTTGCTGCAAGTTCAAGTGTGTGTTCGATGTCATAGCCGTTGGGCTTATCTTCGTTTTCCACTGAGAGAGTTGTTTGCGCGTAATCTGAGAGGTATTGGAAATTGCTTGCAAATCTCCTAATTCCATCTATATGTTTTCCTCCGTATAAACCTTGTAAATGAATATTCATGGTAAAGTCTTTAGCTTCTAGTCCCATAAGACTTCCATAAAGAGCATGATACTCTAAATCTTTAATTGAGTTTTCAACTACATGCGCTTTAGGACTACCAAGAACAGTATACTGACCTGGATGAACTGATAAACGTATTTCATGTAATTTAGCTATTTCACCACATTTGTGGAGAGCTTCACATATCTCTTCCCAAATTTCTTTATACCAGTCTTGAGTGAAATCCAAAGTATAACAAGGAAACATCTCAGAAGAAATACGGAAAGAACGAAGATTTCGGGGCTGTTTCGAAAAATAGTGCTCAAGTATGAGATAAAGCCTATGAACATTGTGTAAAGCTTTTTCTTGTACACGTTTCTTACCTCCCTCTTTTAATGCGTATGTTTTAGTAGTAGTTCCAAAATTAAATTGTTTCGCTAGTTTTTTATCATGAAACTGACAGCACTGAGAAATTCGCCAATCAGTAGAAGTACGATTAAAATACGACATTTATACTCCACATAAAGGAAAGTAATTTAAATATAATAAAAAGTAACTTTCAGCAACATAAGGTAGAAAATAAAGTAATCCTAGAATTAAACATAAAGAAATTAATCCTAAGATTATCTTTTCCATTATGTTACACTATCGAGTAGTTCATTAAATTCTGTCCACTTTTCTTCTTCTTCAGCACGAGAATTTTTTCGCATAACATTAGCTACACGACGAGCTACTGGAATTTCTATATTATATTCGGATTTAATATCTTTTAGCAAGGAAGAAATAGATTCCCTAGCAGATTCAATCTGAACTAAAAGATCAACAACTTTCTCAAACTCACGTTTGAGTTCTTCATCTGTTTGCGACATTTGTCCCCTCTATAACTTTAAATGTTTCACGAATAACTTCTGGACGTTTACGAACAAGTTTAGACTTTTGTAAATCATCCATAACATCAGTAAAAAGTTCAAAACATTCATCAGCGCAATCACTAAATCCGTCATCTTTTGATAGTTCAGCAATTAACATTTTCTGATGAAGCAAATTAAAAGCACTTACTATATTAGCAGCACCTATTTCACGTGACCCCTCGAAGTCTCCCTCTGGTCGAGGGCTATATAATTCAAAATTTGTGCTTTCCCATACTGTACCTTCTTCATCATCAAAGACATCAATTGGCATTGATGATAATACTTTATAAATTAATTTTTTAGCTTTTTCATGAGAAATATGCACGTTACCCTCCTATGTCACTACGTGACCCAGTCGTCTCGATACGGAGTGACATAAAACCACATTAGTGATTTAGACACAGCTGTGACGAAACCTGAATTAGATTTATAGGCCATAGCAGTTTCAAACTCACGTTTGAGTCGTAAATAAGGATTTTTTAAA